GGTTGTGGCTTTTCCCTTCTTAACTGTCTTGAGGGAGAATCCATCAGTTGAAAGTGCATTAAGCAACTGTACGGCTACCAAACCGCCATCTGCTCTATCACCTACCCACCAAAGGTCTGTAAAATCTTTGAGTTTCAGATCCCTTCTCGGTGTGATCCTGTTTCCATCATTCTCATCAATATCTGCCGCACCTAACTGAATACGGATTGCCTCTGCAGATGTGTCAAGTGCTGTGAAACTGAATGTGCACTCCCAATCATCAATCTGCTTCCCTTCCTTCGTATTATTCGGGACGTTATCAACATCCTCAAAATAATCGGAATAAGAAGGTTTAGCCGCAACCTGAATACCTCCAGAAGTGGTAAACAGAATGTTTGCTCTATCAAGTACAGGATTTGAGGGATCAAATACCTTCACAATAACTCCTGCCTCAATCTGTATTTCCTTGAAAGCATCAAGTTTTACCTGTGTGAATCTTTTTGCCATGATTCCTTCTCCTTCTTAAAATTCTGTAAAGAACTCTACTCCTAAATTGAGCAGAACTCTTTTTATAAAAATGTCTCCTCCCACATCCATGTGTTGTGAGAACGGAGAACCTGTGGTGATAAACATTCGCCCATCATCCAATTCAATGGTGTCCATCTTTTTTATTCTTTCAGATATCCGATTGGCGAGCAGATCAACCCTCTCCCATGATGAATTTTTATCATGAATAGATGCAGATGGATATATTGGCTCATCCAGATCTCCTGTCAAAACCTGATAAGTGATGTAAGGATATTTTGATTCGGCATATCCCTGATTAATCAGATCATTAATCACATCATCATCAGGAACGGAGTTCTCCTCAAATGCCAATACTCCAAATTCACTCCAGAATGAGTTGTAAGCCTGTTGTTTATTCATTGTTACTAATTTCCCATTCTTCTGCTTCAACCGCCCTTAAATCGAGTCCTGCACTCTTTGGAGTGCGGTTATCATCTCCATCCGAAGTAATACGAAAATATTTGCCGTCAGATGCCCTTTGTACCACATCAGGAAATCGGAGAATAACAGATTTCTTCGTTAACAAGGTGAACCTGTTATTAACTTCCTGCTGTTGGGCAACTCTTGCCTGTGTAGATGCATCAAACGAATAGGCAATCATGATCTCCGCACCCTTCTTCCAGATGGTTTTTACACTTCCATACTGGTCTTTGGTTGTGGTCTTATCCATGATGTAGGATTTCTCCATTGCCTCATTCAATAAACTCATCTGCATCCCCTCAATTTTCTGTACTTGTTCAACCTTCCTCCAAACACATCCTGCCAAGTGGTATTACTTCCAGAATTGGCATTGCCACTTCCACTCTTGGAATAGGAATATGTTGAGAATGATTCTGAATTGAACGGAGACATTGCCGCAGAATCTGCAGATCCATATTCATCCTGCCATTTCCCGATATCAGAGGAGATGGCTATGACTGTCGCAGGGACAGCCATAGTCCAGATAAATCCATCAAACTCCTCATCAATCAATGGTGCTTTTTCGGTATCAATAGGATACTTGTGAACTCCATCATTGAATGTTGAACCGATTATGCGAAAATACTGTCCCTCCTTGATTCCATTAATGGAGATATCCCCATCATGAATAAGGAAATGTCCTGCAATTTTCTTCTCCCAAAAATAATTATTGAGATACTCACATACTTCGGTCAAAATCAGATTCATGCTTAACCTTCTCCACCTTCTGCCTCATCACTTGCAGGTGCTGTGATTGTGCCCTTGATAACTCCATCAAGCCTCTCTGCAAAAAGGGTAACTCCAGAAATTGCAACTGTTTCCTCCTGCATTCTGGTGTAATTTCCTTCCTCATGAATACCGATCATGCCTGTCTCTGCATCTGTGGTGAAATCGAAAGCCTCACCAATTCCATTAGCCTCTGCAACATTAATGAAATAAGCAACAATGTTCTCTGCCGCCGTGGAATAGAATGTGCCTGCCGTGATTGCACCAGTCATGATAACTGTGCCAAGTCCGAGGAAATTCTCAATATAATTGAGTCCAAATGCTGTCTGTACTGTGATGTTAGCCTTGCCCAGATAATCCGATACATCCATAGGATTAACGAATGTTACCATCTGTACGGCATCATCCTCAAAAAGAACCTGCATCTTTCCCCATGCATTTGCGAGAGCCGCCTGCAGACCTACACCTGTTGCCGTACCTGTACCTGTTGCGAGGAAGGTAACGAACTGTGAACGGATTGATTTCTGAATATCCAGAAGCATCTTCTTATTGGTCTCGTTAACTGCCTGATCGTAACCGCCCTTGATAATAGCCTCTGCTGTGGTTGCTTTTCTCCACTTATTGAGCGTAGCCTCTGCTACAGCCGTCCAAGTAGTCTGGTACTGTGAAAGAGGAATGATCTCACCTTCGGGAACCGAGCCACTTGCGAGTGTACCTGTTACCTTCAGAACCTTGAGTGCTGTACCTGCTGTTACAGGGATCTTCCTTGTTACACCAAGCATCTTCAAAAGGTTCTGGACATTCTCACCAAATAACTGTGCGAAGTCGAGTTCTCTAACCTTCGCCATCTGTGCTTTCTTAATTACATTGGTTTCTGCATCTGTTACTACATTTGCCATTTTTCAGATCTCCTTCTTCAATTAATTATTGTCTGGCAATCCAACGGCGGAGGGGTTTTCAAGCATGGCTTTCTGTCTTGCTATCGGGTCGGAAATCGCCCTTATCTGTTCCCTTGTCATTGTTGTTTTGCCGATATTTGACGGAGGGTTTGCAGAAGAAATCCCCTCAACCTTGGTGGTGGTAATAAAATCTCCCCATTCGGTTTTAAGGTTCTCTCTCAACTTATCTCCATCCTTGATCTCACCCTGTTCATCAAGTTCAATCTTGCCAATATCAGAAACCTTCATAATTCGGTCAAGCCTCTTTTCAGGGATCCCGATACTAACCAACATTGCACGGAAAGCAGATTCCTTTTTGGCGGTGGTCTCCTTATCAGAAACCTCCTTCTTAAATTCCTCATACTCCTTCTGTAATGCTTCGAACTTTTCTTTGTAAGGGTCTTCACCTGCTGTCTGCTTTTTGAGTGTGTCCAATTCAGCCTGTACAGTAGATAATTTTTCGGCTTCTTCCTTGTACTTGTCTCTTTCATCCAGAATCTCCGATAAAACCTCCTTATGCCTCTCGCCAATCAGGTCGGCTTTTTCCTCATCAATTCCTAATCCGAAAAGAAACTTTTTTGAAAGTGTTGCCATGTTTTTCGATCTCCTTTGTGTCGGTATAAAGTGTGTTATATATTCGATCTGCTTTCATATATAGCATAAATGAAAACCATTTGCAACAAAACGAAAAACGGATGGAAATTCCATCCGCTTCCCGTGAGGTCTTTTAGCGAGGTTTATTCACATGAAATCACAACAATATGCTATCATTCCTTCATTATCCGTTCAAGCATCTCCTTATATTCCTGCTTATGTGCCGTGATACCATACTGCAGATAATGTTTAGGCTTAACTCCCCTTGTCCAATGCAATTCTCCATCCTTATCCTTAAAAACCCATGGTGTTTTTCTTCCAGATTCGGCATAAATACCTGTACCAAATTCATGCCAGATTGCATAATCAACATTGGTGCCGATATACACGGCTTGCTCGTTCTCAACAACGGCAGAAGAAATACTATTCTTCAACCTTCCTGTCTGAATAGTATCCGTTTCAGTAAGGACATTTGCCGCCGTACTAGCCGCATCCTCCCCAATCGCTTCAAGCCATTTGTAAATCTTCTCTTTTGCGAGGTTCATAACGGCATCTGTATTATCAATCATCTCAACATCAACAACTTTTGCCATCTCAATCTCCTTCCATTTCTTCCATGAACTTTCGGTAATTCTCCCCATCCTGTCGGTAGGTAGATCCATCATGATTTGAATGATTAACACCTTCCAGAAGGATATTCAACCTACACCTGCAATTATAGGTCTCGGAGGGATCTCCCAACGGGTCGGCAGGATATCTCAATGGAGTTTCCAGAATATCCGCACCAAAATATCCATTCTCATCCTTAATTGTTCCATCTAATTCCATGTGTGTTTCTCTCGTTCTATTATCATAGGTGGCACTCCATTGTTGTATAATGGGCAATCCATTCTCTTTCAGGTCCTCTGCCGCCTCATTCCTTCCCATATTTTCTGCCGCTGTCATACAGGTTCTCGCTGTCCTGATTGCAGAATTTTTATCCATCTCTGTAACCCGTTGTAAATTCTGTGCCACTTTAGGTA